ATGGCATCGCCCAACCAAAACTAGAAGGCGTATTCCTTGGCAACAACGCCCTGGACACTATTTACGAAGACTTTTTTGCTTTGTATTGGAAGAAGGGGTCTGCGGAAGGAGGCAACAACCGTGTCGTAGTTGGCGACTGGATTGAAGGGACTCGCGGAGGTGATTCGACAGGCGATCCATCCACTGAGAATGATGCAAACGCTGAAGTCTTTGTTTGTCCGACAAACGTCCAAGATCGTGATACAGCTTTTTGCCATGCGTACACACCAGCAAACAATACTGAGTTTGGTGTTTATGGAGCGATACCTAATGGAACAGGTTATCGTCTAAATTATCAAGTTATTACTGTACCTAGAGACAATATAAATGACAAAAAACAAAGAGTTGACATAATCAAACGTTTAAAAATTATTGGTGATCTAAACTTAGGGCGTGATGGTGGCGATGGTTTGCCGCCAGGCACCACGCCAAGTAGCAATGGAGAATATACAAAGATTGTACGAAAGCAAAAACACGTAGGTGAAGGCCGTCAATACAGCCCACGGATGGGAGTCTTTAGCCTTAGAAGCCCTGGCGGGTCACTTATAACAGTTGATAAAGACTTCACTGGACAAAGATCAGCAGTATTAAATGTAGAAAAAGAAGATGAAATAAACTTTATAATCTCAGCAACTAGCATTCCTGCAGACGTTTACGAAAGCAGAAAAGACCAACTAGGTGAAAAAGTTGATGACATTAATTCAACAGTCTTATCTGAACAGCTGGCAGCAGACGACGCGATGCAGATTGGTGAAATTTTTGCTATTGCAGGCACAGTATGGAAAGTGAGAAAGCGCAGCCTGGCACGTTTTGATCCTGACGAATCGAAAACAGATCAGGTAATTAATCTTGTATGTATTGACACAAGTGAATCTCTGCAGAAAAAAATAGGTATTGTTAGTGAGAACAACGTCATAGCTCCAAAGACTTACATTGACGACTTGGCGGGCATCGGAGCAGGCTTTTTCCCTTTGACTAAAATTGCGACAGGCACGGTACGCAATAACAGACCTGCCATCGTTACTGAGCTTGGCATCAAAAGCTCGGTATATCAAAACTTGCAAGGTCTTTGTTCATTCCCCGGCTTGCCATCGTCAGATGAGATCAATGAATATGACCAAGATAATGTAAGGGTAAATACAGGAACAATTACCTCATCCGTAGTTAGATCATCGGCCTTTAATTTATATGTAAGGAAAGCCGGTGTTGACGCTAGTGGGCAGAGTTTTGAGTTTCAGCGCATAGATTTGTTCTTTGTGGTCGTGGGGCGTAAGCCAGTCTCGCAATACAATTTTATTCAGATAAGGCATCCAGCACAAGAAGAGCTTGAATATAAGCTTGTGCCTTTGCCTGGCGCTGAGTTACGTGCTGTGTCGGATGATCAAGAATTTATTCAACTGTCTGCGGCAGCAGCTAATAGGCCCAGCGGTTCAAAAGAAATAGCAAGAGACTTTAGCGTACCAGGAATTGGGCTATTTAAGATTATAACAACTGGCTTTACGGCAAAAAAATTGTCTTTACGGCTGAATAAAGAATTTATTAGAAACCCAAGAGCAACTTCAGGCTCAGGGTCGGAAACGATCCCAAGCGTTATTACAAGAGATATAACGCTGCCAAAGGATGGAGATGACCCTGAAGACCAGGTTAGCGCCATCAAGCATGTCGCAAACATATCAAACCTTAGTGGTGCGACAAGCGGCAGAAACGGTGCAATGACTTACGAAATTGCAGGCAACTCAGATACGTATCCAGCTGGTATTGGTTCAACAATTAATGCAACAACAAGAGAATATGTAGATCCAAACAATGTAAATCGATTTGTAATTATCGAATGGACGTTGCAGAAAATTGAATTGCCTTCTGATCATTATGCTCGTGCCAATGGCAAGACTACTGTTTGGGCTCCAATAGCAACTAGGGTTGTATTTAGCTCTACAGATTTTGGTGCTGATCAGGAGTTTGAAGTTAAGCGCGGAAACGGTTCAACAGCTGTATTCCCAAATGGAAGCACTGCTTACTCCAACTCCAACCCATTTAAAAACAACAACCCTGCTGGAACGTTGCAATGGTCAGGGCAAAGATTTCGAGTTACGGGAATGACAACGATTCCAACCGTATTTGGTCGGAACCAAGGTTTTTATTATCAGCTTTTCGGTAGCGCACAAAATTTTAGCATTGGCGAAAGTGCAAGTGCCGAAAAAACATATACAGCACCCGGCTCAAAAAGCATTCGTCTTAAGTTTGTAGCGACAGTAAAACAGCTAGACGACCATTGGTCAGGTCAGACTCAAGGCTGGAACGAGCCAACTATCACTGTTGTGACTGGAGGTAGCACTAACTCCAACTGGAACGTAGGAGACACGTTTGAAGCTTTAGAAACCATTTCCACAACTAATCCATACCGTACTGTTTATGCCGCAACCGGCTTTAGGGGAAGAATAGCTGAAAGGGAAACTGTTGACGTAACCGCTACATTTACTGGCGACGTAATTTTCGAAGAGCAAAGTCAATATGCAGACATTAGCTTTTATAGAAGTTTGGTGCAAAAATCTAACGCTTCTGAGCCGGAGCATCAAGTTGTCTATGTAAATGAGATTATTCCTAATGATCAAAAACCGGCTTTTAACAATTTAACTTTGGCAGGTTTCTCCTTGCGAGCAAGCCGAAATTTTACCCAGCTTGATCAGTTAAGGACATGGCTTGGCAGCGGAATACAAGTCGAAAGGCTGCATCCTGACTTGAGTGTTTATGGATTTGGCAGTCAAGCTCAAGGCCCGAGCAATCTGTTTACTGATCTAGTTTTTTACTTGTTGACTGACCAGATGGGTGGAGCGGGCGCTGTCCTGCACATGACATCTGCTAACCCATCGATAGTTGACAAAAACTTGTTGATTGAAACTTCCAAGTTTTTAGTAAAGCAAGAGCTTTTCTTCAACGGCGTTATTGGAGAGATGACAAATTTACGTCAATTTGTTATGGACCTGGCCCCTAACTTTTTATGCAACTTTGTTCTTGCAGACGGTAAGTTCTCGCTGGTGCCTGCAGTGCCATATATCCATGATAGCGGTGCTATCAACTTAGGTGCTGTCGAAATCAATCAATTTTTTACCGCTGGCAACATCCTTGAGGATTCGTTCAAGCTTGAATACTTGAGTTCAGAAGAGCGTAGGCCGTTTAAGGCGGTCGTGCGTTACAGGCAGGAGGCTAAGAATAAGCTGCCAGAAGAAAGGGTAGTAGAGGTCAAGATCCCAGGTTTAGACGAGTTCGATCCAAACATTGACTTGATGCCTCAGGAGCAATTTAACTTGACGCAGTTCTGCACATCAAAAAGTCATGCAATAAAAGTGGCCAAGTATTTTCTTGGATTGAGGCAGCTAGTTACGCACACCATTAGCTTTTCGACAACAGTCCATGGATTAAATTTAAAAGCTGGTTCGTTTATCAAGGTTGTTACAGAGTCAAGCCCGTACAGTTCTGCTAACAACGGGTCGATCAGCTCAACTGGCCAAGTCACCAGTGTCACGCCTTTAAGCGACGGCCAATACAACGTTTCTTACTTCCAAATCAATTCAGAAGATGTTGAGACTGGAACGATAAATGTCAGTGATGGGGTGGTTGCTGACTCAACGTTCCACAATTCCGTCTTCACCTTGACTAATCCCGAGGTATCTCAAAACGTTTATGTTGTGGAGCAACTGACGTTTTCGCAGGAAGGCACTGTGGACATCGTTGCATCAGAGCATCCTTGCAACGATGATGGCAGCAGTAAGCTTGCCCACTTAATAGAGAATGGATCCTTTGTCATTCAACCCAGCTAATGGCATTTCCTGAGCTTGTTCCAACCAGCCGTTCTTTTGATGCAGGGGACTACCCGATCAGAACGTTTAAGTCGCAAAACGGCGCTGAGACGCGGATTCTGTATGGAAGCAACCGCACCAATATGAAGCTGTCACTGAGTTACGCCAACATCACTGACGCAAGCGCCGAGTTATTCCTTGACCACTACGACGAGATGAAGGGCACCTTCACGACATTTTCTGTTGGGCGAGATACAGGTAAAGGTGGCTGGGAAGGCAACGCTGATGCGATTGGAGCGGATAGCCATGGAAATGCGTATCGGTACGAAAGCGCACCACAATTAACGCAGGTGCGGCCTGGGGTTAGCACTGTTACAGTGAATCTCATTGGCGTGATCTGATGGCAAAGGTCTATACCGGCAGAGATGGCGTCTTACAAGTCGCTGGTACGACCGTTGCCAAAGTGTCGAGTTTCTCAGTGCAAGCAAATCTTGAGACGCTAGAAACCACAACGCTTAGTGAGAATATTCGCAGTTACGTCCCAGGTGTCGTTGGCTATACGGGCAGTTGCAGTTTGCTTTATTACAAAGAAGATAACGGTTCAATCAACACCACAAGCCTGTTGAGCGCATTGGTTAAGACTGGTTCGGATGGCGTCAGCAGTAGCGACACTGTTGATCTGACATTCCGTTGGGTGGATGGAACGGACAATAACGACATCAAGATCAAGGCTTACGTTTCAAGCGCCACGATGGGTGCTGCGACTGCTGATCTGGTGCGTGCTGAAATCTCGTTTATTGGAACGGGAGAGCTGATAGCCGCCACGATCTCATGAGTGTTTACCTTGGTACGTTCGGCAAAGTTGAACTGCAGCGTCAGTTTGATGGCGGCGAGCTTGTTTCAACAATTAAAGCCGCTAGTGTCAACGTTGCGGCAAAACGTTTTAGTTTCAATTTCGAGCAGGGCCAATTAATTACTGGCGATCAAATTCGCATTAAAAGCACTAATGGAAGCAATCTTGATTTTATTGATAGCTATGCAGAACCGAGCGCAAAGAAATTTATTTATGTTGACGAGCTAGGCGGTATAAGGCTTTACGACACTTTTGCCCATGCTGTAAACGGTGGAACTACCAACGCAACCACCTTGGCAGCACCAAGCAATCCGCTTCCTGTAAGCGTCATTGTTGAGAATACTGTTCCGCGTCTTCTTGCCCAAGTTAATAGTTTTGAGCTTAATACTGAGCGCGAAACTGTTGACACAACAACTCTTTCAGATGAGTTTCGCAGTCGGATTAGCACGTTAGTGTCTGGTTCCGGCAGGATGTCTTGTTTTTGGGAGTACACCGGGGACACTGCAAATGAAATACCAAATTATCTTTTACAGCTTGTTTTGCGAACTAAGGTTGGCAGCCAGTTTCATGCCAGGTTTTACATCAAGCCCAAGAACTACAACCCCAGCGGTGTTGCATCTAGGAGCGACGATGAGCTTTGGTACGACTTCAACGGAGTCATAACAGCTTGTGCTGTGCAGTTTGCGCCAGATAATACGGTGCAAATCACAGCAGATTTCATCACGACAGGAGCGGTTCAGCTCAAGATGAACCTTGAAGTTCCTGACAAGATTAGACAGGAAGATGGTAGTGACATGCTTTTGGAACAGGATCAAGCAGCTAAGCTGGGCAAGAGCAGTGACACTTAACGCGAGAGCCCATGGCTGACTTAAAAATTAGCGATCTTCCGGCTCTCCCCGGCGCTGACTTGGTTGCAGGTGATTTACTTGTTGCCGTCAACAATTCTGAAACTAAAAAGCTTACGGTTGCTGACCTGGTTGCCAATGGCGTCACGCTAATTTCTGACGCCACAATCCCAGGCGCAAAGATCTTGTTTGCTGATGGCGGTATTGCCACAGCCAAGGTTGCTGATGCTGCGATAACTACAGCCAAGGTTGCTGACGACGGAATTACAGCAGCAAAGCTTGCAAACGAATCCACTGTTGATTTAGTTACAACGCTGCCTGGATCTGGAGCGTTTACAGGACAGCTTGCGCTAGATACAGATGACAACAACCTGTATTGCTGGAACGGGTCTGCGTGGCTCAGCCTTAAGGCTGCTGGTTCTATCAACGCTGTTACTGGCAGCACGGTTGGCCTGGTTGACATTGTTGTCACCACCACGGGTTCAAGCGTTGCTATTGCTGCAACACAGAACGACACTGATGCAGCGAACAAGTTTTTAGCAGGCCCAACCAGTGCTGGTGGAGCGGTTGCTTACAGAGTTATTGATGGCAGTGATATTCCTGTTGCAACGACAAGCGCCAAAGGTGGTGTGATTGTCAATGGTGAAGGACTCCGAATGGACTCCAACACGATTGAAGTTGATAACGATGTGACGGCTACTTCTACGCACCATGTGGTGACGTATAGCGCCAAAGGTTTAATCACTGGCGGTCGTGCAATTACGGCTAGTGATTTACCTGCTGCAACAGCCAGTGCAAAAGGTGCTGTTATTCCTGGTACCGGGCTTGCCGTTGACGGCAGCGGGAACCTTGATCACAGCAATACTGTTTCGGCTGGAACTTATACCAAGGTCACAGTTGATGCTCAAGGGCATGTGAGTGCTGGCGCTACTTTGGCGGATACAGACATTCCAGACATATCGGCAGCAAAACTAACAAGCGGAACAATCGGCAGTGCCATCCTTGCCACGGGTGCAGTTACCGCAGCAAAACTTGCTGACGCTTCGATTACTAAGTTTGGTGGTGCGGGCGCAACGGATAATGTTGTTACGTTTCCTGATGGTGATTTTCGCGGACAATTCTTCTTCGACGAGCTTAACGAAGATCTGTATATCTACACAGGAACCTCATACTTACCGATTACAATTATTAGCGGCAACCTAATCCTTGCCGGAACGTATAACGCAAATACAAACTTGCTAGACAGTGTTACCAGTGCAGGTAGCGCCGCTGGCTTTACAAACGGTCAAGCACTTCCAGCTCCTGCAATTACCAACCTCAACTATTACGTTGTTGTTTCTGTATCTGGAACGGGCTCAGGCGCTGCACCTGGAGTGGCATTAGCACCTCCCGACATGCTTCTAAGTAGTGGCGCGGGTGCCGATTTTATATTAATCGATGTTTCTAATGCGATCGCGGGCCAGACTGCAAGCAATATTTCAGTAACACCTGCAGGAAACATTGCAGCAACTGACGTTCAAGCTGCATTGCAGGAATTAGACACTGAAAAGCCTGGTGCTGCTAGCCCAACATTTACTGGCACGGTACTGCTGGGTCAGAACGCTGTATTGGCGTTTGAAGGCTCTGCTAATGATCAATACGAGACCACGATCACGGTTACTAATCCAACTGCTGATCGCACGATCACATTCCCGAATGTCAGCGGAAACGTTGTAACGACAGGTGATACGGGAACAGTTACCAGCGCAATGATTGCTGATGCCACGATCGTCAATGCTGACGTAAGTGCTACAGCTGAGATTGCAGTTAGCAAGCTTGCAAACGGCACAGCACGGCAACTGCTGCAAACCGATCCTGCTGGAACGGGCGTTGAATTTACAAGCAACGTTGATGTCCCTGGAACGTTGGACGTTACTGGTGTTGCGACGTTCGACAGCACATCAACCTTTGCGGGTAACGCTACGTTCAATGGCAGCCTGATCTTTGAGGGTGCAACGCCTGACGCGCATGAGCTGACGTTGAGTGTTGCTGATCCAGGTGCTGACGTTACGGTCACGATTCCTGCTTCGACTACAACGCTTGCTGGTCTTGCCGTTACTCAG